AGTCTGCATTTCTGGGATGCCGATGCCACGAAGTGCTTGCGTACCACGTGCAGCCGCAGCACCAGCTGCGCCGGGGAGAAGCTCAGCAGTTCCGGTTCCAATCTGTCCAACGCCAGAAGCAACACCTGCCGTACCTTGACCAATCACCCGCGCAGCGTTTTGCAACTGTTCTGCGTAACTCATGTTGGCGGCGCCAGCCGGTGCAGCCTCAGTCATACCAGTTGCATAACCCATAGGGTCGAAAGACTGGACCTGCGGAGCAGGCGCGGCAGCAGCCGGGGGCGCGGCCTCTGCCTGGGGCGCGCCAAGTTTGCTCACGTCATATCCGTTGCGCCTCAGCTTCTCAATCAGTTCGGCGCGTGTCGTTCCTTCAGGAACGCCTCTGATGATTGTTCCGTCAGGAAGACGAACGTCCATTAGCGCAGGCTCCCAAAATCAATGACGTTTCCGCCTCCAGAAGCAGCCGCTGCGGCTGCCGCTTCCTCTTCTCGCTTTTTGCGCGGGTTAGTTACCATAAGAAACTCAGCGTTAGTTGGATCTTTAGCCTTTGCAATATAACGCTGGACTTTCTCGTTATGCGTATCAATTTTTTCGGCGCTTGCTCTCTCAACAATATCAAGAATACGCGCGATTGACTGATTGTCCAATTTCACATCGCCGCCAACAAACGAAAGTGCATAATCGCGGTCGGCGTTTGAGATTGAAGTTCCAGCGCCCAATCCCTTCACAACGTCTAGTACAATTGGAGCAAGAGATGAGCGGAACGCTTCAGTATTGGCGACTTGTTTGCTGTCAAAACCAAAAGCTGTTCCAATCTTTCGAATTGTCAATTCGACAGGTGCCGTAATTCCAGAAATGATACCCTGCTCAAACTGTTCACGAGCGCGACCAACAGAGTTAATTGCGCTGGCAGCAGACTGCGCAGTATCGGCACTATCAATTAAGCTCTTAGCAATTCCTTGCTCAAGAGCCCTGTCTCCCATGTTAATAGTTGTTCCAGAGCCGGTTGAGTACGGTGTCCACTTATTAGTAGTTGTTTCTTTCTGACCAAGAATAGGCTTCCCATCAATTATGCGAACTTCTTCGACAAACTGATTGCTTGGCTTGATCTGTGTTTTTGCCCACTCTAAAGGAGCGAGACGGGCAGCCTTTTTTTGCGGTTCAGTCATGTCCTCAGAGGCGTCAATCGCAGCAAGGGCCTGCTGGCGTGCTGCATCTTCTGCCTTTGCCTTATCAACTGCCATTTGCGCGGCAGCTTGCTGAAGCGGGTCGCGCGTAGCAATGGATTGAACGGTTGCCTGACGCCCAGCAGGACCAAGGACAGACCACTGCTCCGGCGTCATGTTGATTGCTTTGAGGAACTCAGGGTTCTGGCCCATTTTCTCAAGCTGCTCAAGTCTCTGACGTTCAAGCATCTTCTCCTGCATCTGCGCGTTCATAAGACGCGCCTGCTGGGAGCGGAAGACGCTCGTCTCGATGTTCGGCGCAATGTTCCCGAGCTGGGACAGGATCTGCGCACGCTGCGCCGGCATCTGCTTCTGGCCGGCAGCGAGAAGGGTTGCGCCCAGCTGGCCGAGCGTGCTGTACGTCAGGCGACGCTTCTCAGCATCAGACAGCATGTCATAAGGATCGGTAGGGCTACCCGCCGCAGGAGTAGCCTGCGGGCCGAAACCAAGAAGACCGCCAAGAGCAGACCCAATGGAGGAGAAGGGATTTGTGTCTTCAGCCATATCGTCCTCTTATTCCTCACCGCGCGTTGTGTCAGCCTTTTCCACAGTATCAGTCGCAGGCGTACCCTTCGCAATAGCGTCCTTCAACCACTGCGGAAGCTCGATATTGCGAATGTCGAGCCGGTACGGGTTGATCGCCACCTGCGGATAGATCGTCGGCATCTCAGCAGGGTTGAACGGCTGGAGAAGCGAGGGAAGCGCCGACTGATAGGCCAACGCACGCTCAAACTGGGAACCGTAGGCGTCAGCCGGCGCGAAGTTCTGGAAGGTCGGCGTGCGCGCCTGATACTGCGACATCTGCATCGGCTGCTGACCAACCATCTGCTGCCCAAAGCTCACGGGCGTGACGCCGCTCATCGCCTTCGCCTCATTGGAAGCCATGACGTTCGCGCGAAACTGGTCCGGCGTGATCTGACCGGAGGTCAGCAATGGGGACCAATAATTCATGCCGGCTTCTTCCGCCGGCCTACGAAGCGCGCTGCCGTAAATCTCGTTGATGAGGCGCTGGGCCTCTTCCTGAGACATGGCGGGGGTCGATCCGCCAAGAAGACCACCAATTCCGTCTGCCATGATCTTTACCCCAAAAGTCCTGCGAAGAGATCGTCACGCCACCGGCCGCGAACAGCTTGCGGCGGCGGGGCCGGTGTCCAAGTTTGCTTTGGCGCGCCAGCAGCCATAAGAGCATTGCCAAGTCCACCGAGAGCTGCAAATCCGCGCATCTGACTAGGAGTAAGTTGAGATGCTGCATCAGGCGCGGGAAGCGGGCGTGACGTAAGAGCAGCAGAAGCTCCGCCGGGGACTGACCCAACGCCACCGACAGGAGCCGGGCCAGAGAACGCAGCGCCCATCGGCATTGAAGGCTCTTGGAACGGAGGTGAGTACGGCAGTTCAGAATTAAACGGAACCTTGCCGCCATCCTGCAACAAGCCAACCCTTTGGCCTAGGACGCCAAGCCTTTCTCCAAGAAGGCTGCCAAATTGTTCAAGTGATTTTTGATCGGATGATGCAACCTTCAATGGTTGATACGCGGGCGCCTGAGAAGGTCCAGCCTGCCCGCTAGGAGCCGCATAAGAAGGTTTTGCGCCCTCGTACTTCGCCATAGCCAACTCAGCGAATTGAGGTCCGGTCATTCCTTCTTTGCCAGCGTTCCAAAGAACAGCGTTCTTACCAACAAGTTGCGCGGCTGGCGTCTCACCGCCAGTCAAAAGTTTAGTGGCCCCACGCGCGCCTTGTTGGTGCGCAAGATAAAGCTGCGCACCAGTTGGATTTTCAATGCCTGCCGCTTGCAGATCTGCACGGTTTGCAACAGCAAGCCGAGCCGCCGCATCAGCGGATGCCGCCAAGTCATAGGGGTCTTTTAAGTTAAACGCACTTGCCGTTCTCGGGATAAACTGGAACGGACCAGCAGCGCCAGACTGACGGTTGTACAGGTTCCTGCCGCCGGCGCTCTCAATCTGATACGTTCGCGCCAGATAGCCGCTCGGAAGGTTGTACCTTCTTTCAAGGTCAGCAAAAAGCTCTTGAGGTGTCATAAAGATCCGCCAAGCATTGATGGGAACCTAGAATTAACGGTCTTCTTCCCGGCGATTTCCTTGACCGCTTCTGGGTATTTCTTCTCAATGTCCTGCGCCATTGGGCCTACGACCTTTGGATATGTCTTTGGATCGCCTTTGTAGCGATACGCATACACATCAAGGCCGGTATCCTTGTCCTTGCCCAACTTCTCAATGTCGGTCTTCATGCGTCTGTCAGAAAGCATACCAATGATTGAGGCGATGGAAGACGCCGCACCAAGTCCAGTCATCAATGGATTGCTGGACGGGCCGGGGCCAGTCTGCGTCGATGACTGACCGTAAGGCGTAATACCAAGAGCTTGAAGCGGGATCTGAAGCTGCTGGATCGGGAATTGTTGCTGCTCTTTATAAGCCTGCATAGCCGCATCCAGCTCAGACTGTTGCTGCTGTTGAAGGGCAGACTGGGCTGCAAGCGCAGACCCAGCGCCAGTAAGGAAGCTCTGCTGGCTTGCGCCGGCAAGCTGACCAAGGAGGCCAGCGCCGGAAAGACCAAGCTGCGCACCCTGAAGGCCAGCCGCCTGATTGAGCTGCTGCGCCAGCATCTGCCGCTGAATGTCACCAGATGCAGCGGCCTGCGCCTGCATATAATTCTGGTTCATCAGGTTCGCGGTAAGGGAGCCGGCCTGCTGTTGCGCCGCAGAGTTGACCGCAGCCTCTTGGATCGCCTGACGCGAGCCGCCAAAGGCTTTGGCGCGCGCAGCGGCGTCTGAGGCTTGGTTAAGGCCCAGCATCCGCTGCGCGTTAAGAGCATCAAGAGACGTTTGAACCACGCCCTGCGTGTAAGGGTTCATGTATTTGCTAAGGTCCGCCTCAGCCAACTGCGCCGCTGTAACATTCTGCGGCTGGTAGTTGCCAGCCTGCGCTGCCATCTGCTGCGCGTAGGCGTACGCCGGCTGCGCCATAGCATAGTTGTTGCTAAGAGCCCCAATGACGTCCATCTGCCCCGGCGTCATACCTGCAACGCGCTGGCCGGTGTACGGACCCATCATGTTCGCGGAAACGTCGTAGGCCGCAGCAAGGTTGCGCTGACCAGCCTCCTGAACCCACTGCGGGATTTCGGTCTTCTGTGTGACCGTCTGAGTACCGCCACCACCGCTCATGTTAATTCCCTTTGATAGACGGTATGCGTGGATTGCCACCCATACTCGGGATTAAACTTTTCCCAGCCCTTACGGGCCATGGCTCGCATAAAGTTGCACCCGTGCTTGCGAGCGAATTTCTCGACTTTTCTGTGCAACTTTAACACAGCTTTCATCTCGCCGGCAGCAAGAAAGATATTCAGATACCGCTTCTGCGGGCACTGAATGATCTCCGTCACAGCGATGCCGCCGTCGTTCCAAAACAACTGGAACCGCCCCTCTTCAAGCCCTTCAACAATATCATGGAGGGCGTACGTTCCACCGCCATGCTCAAGCGCCTGTTCTAGCCGCGCGATCATGTGTTCACGGTCGATCAATAGTTTGGCGCTCCAGTTTGGCCTAATGGGATAGAGGTTGTTATCAGGTTTCCTGAATTATCGACTGTAATGCGCCAGACGCCACCATCGGGAGACTGTAGCAGCACGCCTTCGACAGCCGCCTGCCGCGTAATGCAGACTTCGAGGATCTGGTCGATGCGTGCAAAAGCTCTCACAAAAAATGGAGCTTCATAGTTTTGCGGCGCAGGAGGGAGATTAGCTCTCATCGGCCACCTTTCGGAACAAGGTCAAATCGGACTTCTCCGATAGACCAGTCTGCGTCCTGCGTCGATGCGATCCTAAACCGCAAATCTCGCCCGGTAGCCCTCATGTCCGTGTATCCATCAGATCGAGGCGTAAATGGGCCATACTCATATTCTGTTCCATCTGGCGTAAATGTTGAGAATAGGTTGATCTGCGTCGAATTGTAGCCATACCCGCTATCCGTGAGAGCCTGACGAACCATCTGGATGTTGTTGCCATTTTGAATATTGATTGTCGCCGTCTCAGCGAAACGCTGTCCAATTAGAGACGCGCCTGCGGCAGTCCAGCCGTCTTCGTGGAAGTACAGCTCGTTGTTGTCGTCGGTCGCCATTGGATACTGGAATACGCCAGCTCCAGACGCCGCTGTTCTCGTCATCTCGCCAATCGACCACCAGTTCTCGGCGTAGTTGTATATGACGTACTTGTTCGGCACGGTGCTATTGGAAGACGGATACCAGAACCATACCTCGTTAAAGAGGCTGTTCTCAGACCCGTTTGTATAGAGGATACCTGCGTCAGGGTTGATCTCATCAAAGACGTGAGAAGCAACGTCGCATTGCAGCGGCTTGACCACCCCGCCGTCATAGAGCCAAAAGCCCTCCCGACCCATCCAAACGCAACGACCAGCCGTTGTGGCGAACGCTCTCGGTGCGATCAGGCCGCAGCTAAAACCAATACGCTCAATGGAATAGATGAAGGGGAGGCCGATGTAGCGCATCAGCCACGCTTCATCTTCTGTCCAGATGAGCGTCCCCTCGCGGACGGAGCAACCCATAATGATGTTGCTGGAGGAGTCCAAGTCTAGGTATCCAGCAGTGCTGGTCGTGTCGGCGTAGTTCCAGTTTTGGTAATCTTCACGCGAACACCAAGCAACACGGCGAGGATTGCCACCAGCTCCAAGTAAAACAGCGTGCCTTTCAGGCGTCACAACAACTGCTCTATTGTTTGCCGGAGCTATAGATGAAGGTGGAGACGTTGCAGTTCCGCCAGTACCAGAAGCGTTTGTACCTGTATTAGCGTATGTAAACGAGAGATCACTAGGAACGCCGGTAACTGTTTGAGTTCCATTCATCGTTGCGACGCTTGTCCCACCGATCACAACCGTGTCGCCAACAAGAAAACCATGATGATCTTCTGTTGTAATTGTCACAATGTTAGACGAACGAACGGCAGTCACAATCTGGTTAACACCTACTTGGTGCGCCTTATTATCGCCTGTCCCATAGTGCAGAAGACGGCCATCGCTGGAACTGACCGCAAGAATATCTTCCCCCCAGTTGTCAACGGTCCAGCAAAATGAAGGCACAAAAGCAGTGCTGGGCGGTCTTACATAACCGGGGTCAGTATCGTTGCCATATAAAAGTTTTCCATACTGCCAAGCGCCATACGATCCGACTTCCGTATCGTTTGGAGGGTCATAGTTGTTCGGCGTAATGTTGGTTATAGTA